TGCCGGCAGTTTCTCGGCTCAATCGGTGCAGGCCAGGGTCGACGCGATCCTGACCGGCACCGGACTGACCTACACCGCTGAGGCGGATCCTGAACTTGACCTAATCGCCTACGCACCAGGACCCACTGTCGTCCGTGATCTTCTGGATGAGATCTGCGAGTGGACCGGCGCCACGCTGTACGACACCCCGGATGGCCAGATCTGGTTCGAGTCGTACACCAGGCGCGGGTATGACTACTCGACAGCCACATGGGCCGATATGGGCACCACGACTTGGGGCAGCGCACTGGGCAAATGGTCGGAGCAGTACGGCGCGACATCGGTCGCGCCGACGCCGGTCACGCTGCCGTCGGCGGCTGTGGTGTGGTCACCAGAGTGGACGATGACGGCATCGACGATCATCAATGACGTGACCATCGCGTACGGCACCAGCGACCCCCAGGCCACGATCAACCAGACGGATAGCGGCAGCATCACGGCATACGGCCGCAACGCTATCCAGCTGGAAACCAACCTGGACCAGTCGAGCCACGCCAACCGACGCGCCAGTCAGATCCTGACCGCCCAGGCCGATTCCCGGTACCAGATCGGCAAGGTCGAGGTGCTTCTGGACCAGTTGACGGCCGGGCAGCGCACATCAGTCCTGGGCCTGAAGGCTGGATCCCGCGTCATCGTGGAGGACTTGCCCCAACCTGCGCCGTTTGAGGAGTTCCTGGGCGTGGTCGAGGGATGGGGGGAACTGCACACACCAGATCGGGTCAGCCTGACCCTGGCGTTATCCGACCCCAGGTACTCGTACGCCGTCGTGTCGTGGGGCGAGGCGCCAGCTGCTGCCACATGGGGTGGCGTACCCGTATCCAAGACCTGGAGCGACATAATTCAACCCACGGACCTGGACTAGGAGCAGCATGGCCACAACTACGTACGGCACCGAATATGTGCAGTCGTCGGACCTGGTGTCGAACTGGCCCGGCTCAAGCCTTTCGGTCGCCAACCGCATCGATGACGTCAGCCTGAAGGGCAATGGCCTGAACAACCAGACCGGCACGACCTACACCTTGGTTTTGGCCGACGGCGGAAAGATCGTCACGCTGAACAACGCCTCAGCAGTTGCCGTCACGATCCCAACCAACGCATCCGTCGCGTTCCCCACGGGCGTGGTGATCGGATTCACCAACAAGGGCGCCGGGACCGTCACCCTTGCCGGTGCTGGTGGCGTGACCGTCAACGGTGCCAGCCTGACGCTGGCGCAGAACGAGTCCTGTACGGCTCTGAAATTGGACACGAATACGTGGGTGGTTTCGAAGGGTGGTGGTATCCCAAAAGCCTCATATAGCGCGACCACGGGGTCACCGACGGTGACCACGGTGGGCAGCCAGACGTGTGTCCAGTTCACGGGATCGGGGTCGATCCAGATCAGCACGGCAGGCGTCGTTGAACTTCTAGTTGTCGGTGGCGGCGGCGCTGGTGGATCTGGGGCGTTTTATGGCGCTGGTGGCGGCGGTGGCGGCGGATACCTGTATGAAGCCGTTGCCTATTTGCAGGCCGACACGTTCACCGTGAATGTTGGTGGTGGTGGTGCAGCAAACTCCGCAGGCGGAACGGCGTCCAATATCGATTCGTACACGGCGATGGGCGGCGGTACTGGTGGCGCGTACTCCAGTGGGGGAGTGTTTGCCGGTTATACGCCTGGACTCAATGGTGGCTCCGGTGGCGGCGGCAATACACAAACAAACAACTCCAAAACTGGCGGCACCGGGGTGGTTGGGCAGGGCAACAACGGTGGCGCTGGGTATTCCGGTACCAGCAGCGGTCAAGGTTCCGGTGGGGGTGGTGGCGCGTCCGCGGTTGGTGGAGCGGGCACCGTCAACACCGGCGGGACTGGCGGCGCTGGAACGGCCAGCTCGATCACTGGTTCCAGTGTCACGCGAGCCGGTGGCGGGGGCGGTAAGGGCACCACTAACGGCGCTGGCGGCGCTGGCGGCGGTGGTGCTGCGGCTGCGACTACCGGGGTCGCTGGTGGTGTCAACACGGGTGGCGGTGGCGGCGGCGGTTATGTGGAATCGACCGGCGGCACTGGCGGCGCAGGTGGCTCCGGCATCGTCATCCTTCTTTTCGGATAAGGACTCTCATGGCTCACTTCGCGCAAGTCGACGAACAGAACATCGTCCGCCAGGTCCTCGTCGTGGCCAACGCGGCCATCGAGGATGCACCGTTCCCCGAGTCCGAGCCGTTGGGCCAGGCGATGCTTGCCGAGTCCGGTTTCACGGGGACCTACTTGCAGTGCTCGTATAACGCGACCTTTAGAGGCGCGTATCCGGGCCAGGGCTGGTCATACGACCCTGACCTTGACGAGTTCATCCCACCACCAGCACCGGAGCCAGCGGCATGAATCCCGAACAGATCCTCACCTACCTGTCCATCGGTGCCGTGATCGTGACAGCGCTGTTTTTCCTGATCGACTCCCGCATTGGCAAGGTGTTGCAGGAGTTTCGGCCGAACGGTGGCCAGTCGGCGAGGGATGCGCTGGACCGGATCGAGAAGAAGATCGATGAGGTCGAAAAGAAGGTCGACGGCCACATCAACTGGCACATGGGGGAGTCATGAAGTGGCTCGCCCAATCGCCGTACGCCAGCCTGCTGAAAATCCTGACCGGCGCTGCGCTTGGTGGGCTGCTGTCCTGGCTGATAACCGCTGACGTGTCTCCACTGATGGTCGCCATCGGCTCGGCAGTGATACCGGTGGCAATCAACTGGCTCAACCCCGACGATCCCAGGTACGGCAAGGGCAGCCAGCCGCATTACCAGGACCAGGCGAACCGCCCAGAGTTCGAGATTGAGGGGGAGAACTGATGCCACCGCCCAGGCCCCGACTGGTCGCAGCTGGCGCCACACTGCGCCGGCAAGTGAACCAGGCGTTCCCGACCAGGGATAAGGCATCGGATGGCTGGATCGGCGACAAAGCGCACCAGGCCCGGCAGTCCGACCACAACCCTGACCGCAACGGCTACGTTCACGCGCTCGACATCGACGCTGACCTACTTGGCCCCAAGCAGCCGGTACGGGGTCGAGAGTTGGCTTTTCAGTTGGCCGACGAGCTGCGGATCTACGCCATGCGGCAGCGTCCCGGCAGCCAGCGGCTGAAATACATGGTGTACCAGGACCGCATCTGTTCCGGCACATACAAGGACCAGTTCTGGATTTGGCGCGGAAAAGGCTACGGCCACTGGGCGCACATCCATGTGTCGTTCACGGCGGCCGCCGAACTGGACGGATTGCTGTTCCCAATCCCGATCCTGCTGGAGCGTGCCAAGTGATCAATCCCGGTGTGCTGGACCTGAAGATGTGGCAGGGAGTGACGTGGCATTACGAACTGTTGTGGGAGGACGGCAACCCGGCCGCCCCAGTTGACCTCACCGGGTATGAAGCGTTTCTTGAAGTTCGCCGAACGGCCGAGGACACCGAAGTTCTGATCGAACTGGATAACCTCGTCGGTGGGGCCGGTGGCATCACACTGGGAGGCGCGGCCGGCACAATCGACCTGGACTTTGACGCGGACGACACCCTGCTGGTGGATCCTGGCTGGTTTGTGTATGACCTGCGGCTGGACGACGGATCCGGAACTTGGACTCGGCTGGTGGAAGGGAAGTTTGCTGTGATCGCAGCGGTGACCCGACCATGACAGACACGATGATCACCGTGACCCCGCCCGGTGAAACCACGGTCACCGTTACGGGGCCGACGACGACCGTGCGCACCAACCAGCCAACGGTGCCCAATCCCAGGTATTACGGACAGCTGATCAGCACGGCATCGCAAACGAACCCGGTGGCATCGGCGATCAACCTGGTCACGTACACGACACTCGAGGACGGCGAAGGCGTAACCCTCACCAACAGCGACCGGATCAACTTGACCAACGCCGGAACGTATTGCCTTAATCTGGTGGTCAACCTGACCAAAACCGATGCCGGCGCCGACGACGCCTATTTCTGGCTGCGCAAGAACGGCGCCGACGTGGCCAACAGCACGATGCGGCAGCGGCTTGACGGCAACAACGCACACGAGCTAGTCATCTTGCAATGGGTCGAGACCGTCACGGCCGGTCAGTATCTTCAGGTTGCCTGGTCCAGTGCCGACGCGGATATGAGCCTGACGTACGCCGCGGCTGGTACGACACCGACCAGGCCAGCCACGCCGAGCGTGCACGCCCATATCTTCCAAATCGGCGATTAGTCTGATACAGTCGATATCGCTGGCACGGCGCCAGCAGCTCTACCCCAAGGGAGCACAAATGAAAAACGTCATCGGTATGGGCAGCCTGAAGCTCGACCCAGCAATGATCGACTTCGCGTGGATCGGCGACAACGGCGCGTGTGGCCAGTACAGGGACTTCAGCACGTTTACGCAGCTGCGGAAATACCTGGACGCACACGGCTATCCCCATGTGATGGTCGAGTGGCATGGCGATGATTTTGCCGTGGTCGCACCGGCGCCGGCGTGGCAGCCCAGTGCGTGACCTGATCGGACCAGCCGAGGCTGGCCGGATGCTCGGTTTGCGTCCGGCCAGTCTTGTCCGTTTGCTGGAAAAAGGCCTGATAACCGGAATCGCACTGCCATCCGGTCACCACCGTTATGACCGGGAATCTGTCGAGCGGCTGGCGGTTCGCCGTGTCAGTTCCACAGTTACCGTGGTGTGGCAAATGGAGGTTCCCTATGTTGATTGATGCAGTCCTGGCAAGTGTTTTGATCAGCGGTCCCGCCGTCCAGGCGGCCGCCGTCATCCCGGTGCCGTGGCGCCCGTTCGCCGAGTGCGTGTCCCGGCGCGAGTCGAACCACAACTACCGTGCACGGAATCCTCGCTCGAGCGCACAGGGCCGCTGGCAGCTGCTTGACCAGGCGTGGCGAGTGAACGGGGGCGTGGAATGGGTCGTGTCCCGGCAGCTGCGCAAAGTTCGGCTGACGTGGAAACAGCGCGCCGGTTGGGTCAAGAAACTGGACGTCACCCCCATCTACCGTTGGCCGGCCTGGGCACAAGATGCGGCGTTCGTCGGCGTGGTCACCGAGCGCTCGACGGGCTGGCGCCACTGGTACCTGTCAGGGTCCAAGTGCAACCGGCTTGTGCCATGACTCACGACCCGTTATGCCCGGCCAAGAACTATCCGGGCGCAAATTGTCATTCATGTCATCTGATTGACGAGGCACGCCGGGACATGCTGGCCAAGTGCATCACAGCGGTAGATACCCGCATCCGTCCCACGCTGCACCCGCTGGAGAATGCAGGCATTGGCGAAGCCCTAAGCGCCCTGCGTGACCTACAGGAGAAGTCATGACGCGGCCGGTGAAGAAAGCAGCAGCGAAGAAGACAACGGCTGACCTGGACGTGTTCGCGTTGATCGAGCGGAAACTGTCCGCATCGGCACGACGGATCATCACGGCGCCCAGGGTCAGCGCGAGGCGGCTGGCGTTGCAGGAGTACGGCGGCTGGTACGTCGCTTCACTGCTGGCAAACAAACTCACCGTCGGCGATGTCCAGGCCATCGAGCAGCTGTGGGACGAACACTGCAAAACAAACGTCGGGCAGGCCCCCAAGGATTAGCCTGCCCAACCCAAGGAGGATACATGGAAGAAAAAATCGACCGCTGCCCAC